ATGTGCTTGTCTAGCTCTGCCTTTTTGTTTTTTGCGCCGACAATCTGGTGCGCCAAACACTTAGCGTTTTGCATTTCCTTTTCCTTTTCTAACTAAACTCATCTCTCTACGAAACGGAGAATGACTCAGGCAAAAGAAAAGTGCAATACCTTTTTGAAAAAAAATTGTATTAATTTATTTGGCAGGATAGTATCGGCAGCTGGTAAAGGAGCCAGACATGGAATATGTGATCGAGAAGAACTCACCCGTGCCACCACACCCTACAAAAGGGTCAGGCAAATGGCAAAAGCTTTTGAGCGAAATGTCTGTAGGTGATGCAGTAACGGTGAAAACCGAAGAAGAAGTTAGGGGGATCAGAACTGCGGGTTACGGCCTGGGTATGAAGATCAAGTCAAGGCGCATCGATGACGGTGTGTACTGGGTGAAAAGGGTACAGTGATGATGCCGTTCTTATCTTCCGATTCAGACGGGCCCATGTCACCCGAAGCAAAAGAAGAACTCCTACACACGATGTGGGAACACGGGATGCACATCATCCCATGCGGTTCACCCAGCGAGGTGGTGCCACAATACTTCAGACAACGTCATCCGTTTGATACCGAAGAAGATCTCAAGGCCAAGTGGGCCAAGACACCACGAGTCAAATGGCAGCACTACCAAAAGATTCAGCCGTCCCAAGACGAAATCGCCCAGTGGCATGCTCAGTATCCCACCGCTAACTGGGCTGCAATCACCGGCATATCATTCGCCGTGGTCGATGCAGACTCAGACGATGCCGTGAACTGGATCGATGCAGGCGGCATCACGCGAACACCACTAACACAAACCTCGCCCAAAGGCGGGAAGCATTACTTCTATTCTATCGGTGGTGCCAACCCACTGATCCGCAACAGCGTCGGACAGAACAAACTGGATGTCCGTGGCGATGGCGGGTACATCATGATCGCACCAAGTATCGGCTATCACATGAAGTGCGACCAGTCATACGGCGTGTCTGGTCTGGATGACCTGCCACTGCTAGGCGAAGCCGACATACAACAAGTACATGTGTTCAACACCGGCAGCAAAGTCGAAAACATACGCGAGAAGCTGACAGAAGAACCCAAAGAACAAGGCAGTCGCAACGACACACTAGCACGCTTGGTCGGCAAGTGGGTCAAAGAAGGCTGGGGTATGCGCGAGGTGCTGATCAAAGCACAAGACTGGAATCAATCCTGTGTGCCACCCATGGACTTGATCGAGGTCACTCGTACCACCATCAGTATCGTCAACGGTCACATCAAACGACACCCCGATGATGTCGATGCAGGCATCATGGCATGGCAGACATCGAAGTGGCAGACAGAGATCAACGAAGATCTCAAAGAGATACAGTCACAAGAAGACCCGCTCGATGAACTCAAACGCGATGGGGATGAAGAGGCACAGTCAGGGCCGCTAGGACTGCAGCCGTTCAGTGCAGACACATGGTCTGACATGACCGACGATGGCATCGAACAGTTCTGGGGCGATGCATTCATCTTTCAGAAGAGCCGAGTGCTGCTCCTAGGTAAGCCAAAGATAGGTAAGTCCAACTGGCTTGGCGCCTTCGCAGCAGGGGCAACCACTGGCACAGACTTCATGGGCGAAGAGTTCAGCAAACCATTGAAGGTGATGTGGTTCCAAGCAGAGATCATCGCAGAGTTCTTGAAGCGTAGGATCGACACTTACTTCAGGCGCTTTGAGTTTGACCAAGATCTGATATCAATGGGGCACAACAACCTGATCATCAGCGGCAGGCTGCGCAAGAACCTGATGAAAGACCAAGACATACAAGCGTTCTCAGATGAGATAGCGTTTCACAAGCCCGACATCGTGCTGATAGACCCGATCATCAACTTCTTTGATGGCGAGGAGAACTCCAACACAGAGATACGCAAGCTCCTTGATCGTGTTGATATGCTTATTGAGATGCACGGTATCAGCGTGATCATCGCGCATCACACAGGCAAAGAGCGGGCAGATGATAAGTCGTTCATGTCTGCACGAGGCGGTAGCGTGTTCGCCGGTTGGTTCGATAGCGGTATCAAGCTCAGCGGCGAAAAACCTGACGTCTCTGTCTTCTACGAAGCGCGTAACGCCCGTGAGCCAAAAGAACATTTAGCAAGTTTCGACTTCGATGACGGCGTATGGAAGGTCAACGACTTCACACCGCGCAATGTGAAGGCACCGCTCAGCGAAGAGGATGAAGTCAAAATAGCAGGCGTAGTGGTTGATGCGATGAGCAGCACAAAGTTTTACCTGCGCAAGGAACTTGAGCTTTTGGCAAGAGATGCTTTGAGTTCTGCTGGCATGAACAGCGGAGAAAAGGCCGCAAGAAAAGCTGTGTCGTATGTGCAGAAGTACAAAGGCGCAGTAGTCAAGACGCATGCTAAACCAGGCATGGCGGTGTGGCACTATTTGGAATCGAATGAAATGACAAAGCCTTGGGAGGCATAAAAATGAATACAGCAGCGTTGGAAAATATAGAAAGACATCTTGTTGATATTAAACAGAGAACAGAGAGTGCATCTGAACATCTTATGGCAGGAATATACGATAGAAGTGAAGGCGGTAAAGAGAGGTCTGGAGAAAGAATAGCCATCGGGGCCAATTTTCTTGAAGGTTATGGCTTTCAAAGTAGTGTGCCAGAACTAGCCGATAGAATTCTTAGCCTTGTGCAGGATGAGTTAAACAAAAGAGAGGATCGAAGCGTATGAAAGAAAACACTCAATGGAGTAGGACTGTTACAGACCAAGTCGGGTGGGTTGTTCTGTTCCTTGGCACACCATATATGGATGGCCGGTACACAGAAAAAGATTCTGCCATGCAGGTCAAAGAACACATGGAAGAAAGATACCCAAGGCTACGATTTGAAGTGGCTCAAGTGAGAGGCGACTTCTTGGTGAGCGATGACATCTTCTGGGCCGATCATCAGGAAGAGATAGAAGCGGCAAACGACAGCGCGACTGGTGTTTACTGGAGAAGGCACGGGTATGCAAAAGCTAACAGTAATTAGCCTGGGCGCAGGCGTACAGTCGAGCGTGATGGCTTTTGGTGACGAGTGCGACGGGATGTGTGGAGTCTGATGTGGATTGTACCCAAGAACTACCAACCGTCCTCAGTCTCTGTACTGGATACGGTGGCATCGAGCGAGGACTTGAGCTTGCCGGGTTTGCACATCGAACAGTCGCTCATGTGGAGATCGAAGCCTTCGCCGCTGCGAACCTGGTCGCAAAGATGGAAACGGGACAGCTGGTTCCGGCACCTGTGTGGTCGGATCTTAAAACCCTGCCAGCACACTGCTTTCGAGACAGAGTTGATGTCCTCACTGGCGGTTATCCCTGCCAGCCATTCTCCGCAGCCGGTTTACGCAAAGGCGCCGAAGACCCCAGACACCTCTGGCCATACATCTACGACCACATACGAACAATTAGACCTGTTCGCTGCTTCTTTGAGAACGTCGAAGGACACATCAGCCTTGGACTCAGACAGGTCATCGATGATCTGGAAGGACTTGGTTACCAAACGACGTGGGGAATATTCAGCGCGTCTGAAGTTGGCGCACCTCATCAGAGAAAGCGGGTCTACATTCTGGCCTACGCCAGTGGCGCAGGACGACAACAAGTCACCAGAAGCTCACATGAGGATGAAGCAGCGCATGAAGGGCGGGCCTCGATACAAAGCCACATCTCTGCAAGTGATGGTGAAGGGCGTGGAGCGAGGGCTATGGCCAACTCCAACAGCGCAGGACAACAACCAAGTGAGCGGCAACCCAGATCACCCGAAGCGCGGCACAACACTGGGCGGGGCGGCAAGACTTTGGCCGACGCCGACAGCCAGCGACAGCGAGGGCGGGCCGAGACAGCAGGATGGCAAGCGGGGCCGGGCACTGAAGGACCTGCCGCAACAAATGTGGCCGACACCGAAAGCGGGCCAAAGCGGTATGTCGTCGAAGACATCAGGGCGGGCAATCGACAAATCAACCAATCTGTCAACTCAAGTGGCGCTAGCAGAAGGTTTGATCAACCCGGAAACGGGCAGGCTATGGCCGACGCCATCAGCCAGGGATCACAAGGGCGGGTACCAAGGGGGCAGAATCAGGAACGGCAAGGTCAGCAAGGACACGCTGGACGTAGCAGTGCAGCACACGGACAACCAGAGCCAGTCAGCTGGGCAACTGAACCCGACGTGGGTCGAGTGGTTAATGGGGCTCCCTTTAGGGTGGACAGACTTAGGCTCCTAGGGAACGGAGTAGTGCCTGATACCGCAGCCAAGGCGTGGGTTGTGTTGAATGAACAACTGGGTAGTGGCCACAATCTACCCAACGAGATTGCATGAGCGAGACGCAGGCATAAAAAAGCCCCGCAAGACGTACAAAAGGAATAAAGACGCCAAGCGGGGCAAACACTTTGTTAAGGAGACATCGTGTTGAGCGAAAGATACGACACAGAAAAAGGAATGTAAAGAGCGGTGGATGGGAAAATCAATAAGGATTCGGATGCGAATGAAAGAAAAAAGCGAACAGATGGATCTGGTGGAGCGTGAGCGGAAGATTGTCAGCCTGATGCAGCAGGGGCTGAAGCGGGCAGAGATCGCAAAGACTCTCGGCCTGTCATCTGATGACGTGTATCAGGTGACCCGAATGTACAGGCTCGAGGTCACAAAAGATTCAGGCGGCACTGGTAAGGCAGTGCGGATAGAGGGGCTGATATGAAGTCTGGTGAATGGAATTCGCAAAGCAAAAACTGGCGCATAAAATGCGTGTCGTGCGATGGCGAGTACAAAACAAATGACCTGCCAAAAGCATGCAAAATGTGCGGCAAAGAAGTGCTCATGGTGTGGGACATAAGAAACAAAAATAAAAAACAAACACCCACTCAGAACAAAAGAATCGGCAGGTACAGAGGCTTCTCTGATGTCGCAATGATGACGAAAATTAAATGAACTTAGGACGCAAAGTTAAAGTGGTTTCGAGGTTTGCGGAACAGCCGTTTTACCCAAAAGAGGTAGGGGCAAGGGGGTGTTTTCATTTTGCCCCTACCCCTGTGGATAAGTGTGCTAAGTCATTGATTTATAAGGAAACGTAGGTAGGGGCACGAGGGGCAGCGTGCCCTTGCGTGCCCCTTGCCCTTACCCCCACCTAAGTCATTGATTTTAAAGGGAGGGGCAAATGGCACGAGGGGCACTTCTAAAGAAGGGGAGAGAGATATACATATCTCCCCTACGGGATACACCCTTACTCCCTTCTTAGAATAGGGGGGAAGAAAAGAAAAAAAATTTTTTGTAGGATGGGCGAAATGGCAAAAAATCAAGCAGTCGATATGTTGAACAACCCAAAGCGAAGTCTGCCTGAGAGGCACAAAGAAAAGCCGTTTACAAAGAAGCAGCAGGCGTTCATTCAGCACTATGTGTATCACGATCTGACTAACACAGAAGCTGCGCATCGAGCAGGTTACTCAAACCCAAGACAGATTGCGTATGTGCTTTTGCATGATCCCAGATACATGAACGTGCAGATGAAGATTCGTGAGCTCCAAGAGGCGCAGCAGAAGAAGTATGAGATCACGTTTGAGAAGGTTGCGCGTGACTTGCAGATGATCAGAGACCGGGCAGTTGAAGATGGATCGTATGGTGCAGCCGTCACAGCAGAGTTGGGCAGAGCAAAGCTTGCAGGCTTGATGATTGAGAAGAAAGAGATCAAGCACGGGAGAATCGACCAAATGGATCGAGCAGAAGTTGAAGCCAGGCTAAACGCACTGCTCGATAAGAACCAGTTGATTCCTGGGCTTCAGGCTGCGATGGTGGATGACAGCGTGATGGATGTTGAGGATGTGCCTGATGATGATGTTGAAGAGGCACAGTTTGAGGAGCAGGAAGATGAGGAGCCCGCAGCGGAGCTCCTCGATGGTGAGGAGGATGATTCAGGTGAGGAGGATGATTCAGGTGAGGAGGATTATGATGGTGAGGAGGATTATGATGGTGAGGATGGTGAGGAGGATGATTTAGAGCCAGACGAAGAGGACGAATGGTAACGAACCAACGCAATCGGTGGTCTGAAACCTTTGCCTCTACGCCTCAGTTGAGTGATCCGCTTTGGCTTATCAATGCGTCTCACCGCTCGAAAGGCCTTGCTTCGATGCGCCTGACAGCAGTACTTGGCTGATGACTGCGTACTCATGAACTTCACACCACACCACAAACATGTGAAATCACGCTCAACTTTGTGCTTGTGCATCGTGGATGAGTTGGCTCTCATGCCCCCACGAGTTTCTTTCTCGTAGGGGTCTGTTGATGAGATGAGGTCGTCCATAATTAAGACTCCACCACAATCGATTTGCCAATGGTCTGAGGCAGTCGGGTTGTGCGCAAAGCAAACTCCTTGTCGCCAGACAATGTGATGCGCTCCGCTTGGGCACGGCTCATGGCTGTGACCTTCACTTCGTGCTTGATTACTTCAAGGTAGCTGATGGTGTACTCAGTCAGAACACCGCGAGAATCTTCGTAGCATTCGCTGTAGCACATCGGGCAGCACTTACGCATCAACGTGTACTTCTTGCGAGGCTCGGTATGAACGGATGCAAGCATGTGGTCAGCAGTCATCGTGCCGCACTCATCGCAGGGGAAGAAGACTCTTTCTTCTGAATCCAACTCTTCTACTTCGTCATCGCATCCAATGCACATCGCGGTGGTGCCGTGAAACACCATGCTACGTTCATGGTTGTACTCACCACAGCGGTCACAAGAAATTTTGCCGTCAATTGAACTCATGATGCAGTCCTCCAGTATTTGTATGCTTCCGCCTCTGGGATCATGTTGAGCCATATCCAATCTTTGGCGTTCTTGTCAGTGCGCTGCAGGACAAAGTGAGCCTTGTATTTTTCTAAGATCTCATCAGTGGGCTTGTCTCTGCCAAGGTGCAAGATGTCGTTGCTCTTGGGGTCATAGACCGCGACTTTCTTTTTCAACGTCTTGCGCATCTCTTTCAGCGTCAGTTGTTCGTTGATCAGATCCGTGATCAGCCAGTCGATTAGCTCGTCACTCTTTCCATCACCGAATGCATCTATCGCCCATTGCAGGTCTTCGCCTAACTCAATCTTTTTGAGTGTGTATTGCTTAGCCTCCTCACGGGCAGTCTCCATAGCTTCCTCAAAAGCTTCTTTGCCTTTGCCGAAATCAGATGGCGAGTAGAAGTTCGGGCCACCGTTACCACCGTTAGAGGCAGAGAACATGCGCTTGCCGTTGATGTAGACAGATGCTCGGAAACAATGCGTCTCTTCAGAGAAGGTGACGTTGTGACTGAGGTTCTTGAGTTCCATGGTAGAGCGTGGCTCTATCGCCGCAAGCGTAGGGTCAAGGTCTTTGGGCTGAAATGGTTTGTTGTTGCGTGGCATATGCTTTCTCCTTTTGTTTGCTATGCGCGTTCGATAATAATGCTTTGGCGTTCTATGTCAATAGAGAATTATGAGTATCGACAAAAATGTTCCAAAATGTGGGG